AAAACAACGATGTCTGTTGCAATGGCAAACCACGCAGCAATAAACGGATATAAAGTTGTTCAAATATTTTTTGAAGATAAAGAGAAACAAATACAAAGGAAACATATATCTAGGATTACCAATGTAGAGGCTAGAAATTTATCAAAAGTAGACAATGTTGATAATGTTAAAGATATTATGTCTTATACCGATGGCTACGATGAAAATTTGATACTTAAAAAATTCAACACTGGAGAAGTGTCTCCAATGAAAATAAAAGCATACCTAAAAAGATTAATAAATACTGGTTTTGTGCCAGATTTAGTCATCATTGATTACTTTGAATGTCTTGTTCCAAGCAAGATGATTAAAGACCAATGGGAGGGTGAAGCTCACATGATGCGCCAATTAGAAGCTATGTCTGCCGAATTAAATATTGGTCTTTGGGTTATGACTCAAGGAAATAGAGATTCGATGAATGGTGACCTTATAACTTTAGGCAAGGCTGGGGGTTCATTCAAAAAAATACAAATATCTCACATGGTTGTCACAATATCAAGGACACCAGAAGATATAACTAATAATATTGCAACTTTAGCTCTTCTTAAAAATAGAGCTGGTCAAACTAGTCCACCGATTGAAAACGCATATTTCAACAATGGTACTTGTATTATTCATACTGATAATGCAACTAAATACGCTGATTCAAATGCATTTAAAGAAGCTGAATTAGAAAAAGAGAAAGACATGGTTAGAGGTTTAATTGCAGGAAAAAAAGACAGAGAAAGTAAAGCAAAAGGTGAAGATGTGCCTTTTTAATTAAAAAAATATGGAAAATAAAATAGTATATAATTACAAAGATGTATATTCTAAGACATTAGAATATTTTAACGGAGATGAATTGGCAACGAAAGTTTGGATTAGTAAATATTCATTAAAAATATTACCACCTAATAATTTAAGTAGTGATATTAGGTTAGAGGATATGATATTTTTCGAACTATATCCAGTCGATATGTTTCACAGATTAACTCGTGAATTACATCGTGCAGGATTAAAATACGAGAATCCATTATCGTATGAAGAAATATTTGAATTAATTAATAATTTCAAATATGTCGTTCCTCAAGGAAGACCTATGGCTGGTATTGGAAACGATAATGAAATTACAAGTATATCAAACTGTTTTGTTGTTGCTTATCCAGGTCAAGATTCTTATGGCACAATTGCAAGGGTTGACCAAGAAATAATGCAGATTAGCAAACGTGGTGGTGGTATTGGTACGGATTTAAGTGGATACAGAGCTTCAAATTCTAAAGTTAAAAACGCAGCGATGACAAGTACTGGTCCAGTAGAGATATGCGCTAATAGGTATTCAAATACTATCCGTGAGGTTGGCCAAAATGGTCGTAGAGGTGCTTTAATGCTTTCAATGGACGTTCAACATAAAGATGCTGAAAAATTTATTGATGCCAAAATGGAAGAAGGTAAAATTACTGGTGCGAACATATCAGTAAGAATTGGAAATCAATGGTTAAAATCATTCTTAAATTCAAACGACCCAAATAAAGAAAACGAAAGATTGTGGAAAAAAATAATTCACAATGCATGGAAGTCAGCTGAACCTGGGGTTCTATTCTGGGATACCATCATAAAAGAATCAGTTCCAGACTGTTATTCTGATTTTGGTTTCAAGACATTATCAACTAACCCATGTGGTGAAATTCCTTTATCAAACAAGGATAGTTGTCGTTTAATGTTACTTAACTTATATAGTTATGTTAAAAATCCATTTACTGAAAAGGCTGAATTAGATTTTGATTTGCTTAGAGACCACTCAAAGAAAATTATTAAAATAATGGATAATATGATTGACCTTGAAATTGAAAAAATTGAAGCAATTATAGCAAAAGTTCAAAGTGACCCAGAAGATGAGCAAACAAAAGCAATTGAACTTGAATTATGGAAGGAAATTAAACGAGTTGGTTTACTAGGAAGACGTTCTGGCGTTGGTGTAACAGCTGAGGGTGATATGCTTGCTGCTTTAGGTTTTAAATATGGCACAACGGAAGCCAGCGATTTTGCAACCGAAGTACACAGAATAATTTCAACAAACGTTTACATTGGTTCATGTGATATGGTTCAAATTGACAATAGACCTGAATTTGGTGTTTTTAGTTGGAGAAGAGAAAGTGAAAACCCATTTATAAATAGATTAATCTCATTCGGTGATGAAGATTCAAATGAATTAGCTACTAAAATTAAAGGTGGTAGACGTAACATTGCATGTTTAACAATTCCACCCGCTGGTTCAACAAGTTTAATGACGCAAACGACATCTGGTATTGAACCAGTATTCATGCCAGTGCACAAAAGAAAAAGAAAAATTGATAAAAATGGTGGAATGAAAGCTGATTTTATTGATGCAACTGGTGACTGGTTCCAAGAATATGTTGTTGTTCATCATAAATTCCTAGTGTGGTATTCAATTTATAGCAATGTTGATTTTAATGAAGCTAAAACTAAATTAAATGAAATGTCTGAAACAGAGTTGGGTGAATTGTTAAAAGTTTCGCCATATTACTGCGCCACAAGTGAAGATGTTAATTGGGTTGAAAAAGTAAGAATGCAAGGTTCTATCCAAAAATATATTGACCATTCTATTTCAGCAACAACAAACGTTCCAGCTGACACAACAGAAGAAACTGTACGAATGATTTATGAAACCGCATGGTTAAGTGGATGTAAGGGTATGACAATATACAGAGATGGTTGCCGAGATGGTGTTTTAACATCAGCCAAACCAAAAGAAACAAAAGTAAATCCAGATGAGTTCCAAGGAAAAAGACCAAAAACCATAAAAGGTAAGGTTGTTAGATTTAATAACGGTGGTGAGAAATGGGTTAGTGTTGTGGGTATTAGAAATGATAAACCTTATGAAATTTTCACTGGATTACTTGAAAAGTTAAATATTCCTCAATATGTTGAAGAAGGTGCAATTATCAAAAACAAGGAAGTAATTTTAGAGATAGAAACAATTGGTATTCCAGGTGGTCAAGCTCAGGAAATTGAAAAGACTGTTAGCAGATATGATTTCCAATACAAAAGTAAAAATGGTGAAACTATTACAGTTATTGGACTATCAAGAGCCTTTAAAGAAGAATATTGGAATTATGCTAAATTAATTTCAGCTGTTTTAAGACATAACATGCCAATTGAATATGTTGTTGAAATGATTTCAAGCTTAAACCTTGGGACCCAAAACATAAATTCTTGGAAGAACGGAGTAATTCGAACCTTAAAGAAGTTTATTAAAGATGGTACTGATACTGGCGAAAGATGCCCAGAATGTGGTGGTCATCTAGTAAGGGAAAGCGGATGTTATACATGTAAAGATTGCGGATTCTCAAAATGTGAATAAAAATTAAGTGGTTATCAAAAGTAACCACTTTTTTTTGTGTAAAAAATATAAAAAACTTGTTTGTTTTGAAGAAAAATATTAGTACATTTGTAAAAAATACAATGTTATGGGATTAATAGTTAATAAATATGAAAATGAAGTCGATAAATGCTGGTATGAATCAAGTAATGTGATTTATTCTGAGTGTATAGACAAGAAGGATGCTTATAAGGACCTTAAAATCACTTTTAAGGACGGTAGAACGTATTTATACAAGAATGTGATAGTACAGGACTATTTATTGTTTAGAGTCCATGAATCGCAAGGGAAAGCGTTAAATAAATATATACTGACTAAAGTATATGGAAGAAACAAATATGATTTCGATAAATTGGATAATCTAGATGTGAATAACCTTGAGTTAGAGAAACAATCAGTATTAGAAGAAAAAGAAATTGAAAAACAAAGACTAATAGAAGAAAACAAAAAATTAATTAATGAAGAATCAAAATAGTGGAATGTTAGATTATTTCTCGGTAATAGTTATTGGGAGTGACCCAGATGAAGTTATGCTAAGGTACGATTTATCTGAAGATACCGATAAACCATATATAATTTATAGCTATTCGGATATTGGCAAGATAAGAAAAGATAGAATTAAATTCTATGAAGAGTTTCTTAAAAACACAAAAGACCCTAAAATTACAAATAGCATAAAAGAGCAGATAGAAGACCTTAAATCTGTAAGTGATTTAGAATATTATGTTCAACTAGGTGAATTATACACATATGATGCAGATAAAAATATAATCTCAACCGAAAATCCAAATGGTAAATGGATTACCTGCGAAAAAGGTGGTAAAATATTTTCTAACTATCTAAAAGATTTTAATGGTAATGGGGTTATATCTGCAAAAAAAAGTGAGATTGACTGGTCGTTAATACACCTTCCAGTGGAAAAAGTAAATTTGTACGGTAGAACCTGGGATTTATGCGTTAATAAAATAAAACCAGAGACCGAAAAAGATAAAGCAATTATTAGCAATATGAAAGGCTTTTCCCCTTATTTCAAAAATTTCACAAACAAAGATGAATACGTTAAATTATCGTGCTCTTTTTGGACATATGCTGTTGCAACAACTGCTGGAGCTTGGGTTGACATGGAAAATAGAGACGAATTCGATTGGACAATTAATTTTTACGATAGATTTATTAAAGATTTACAACCAGATATGTTAATTACTATTTATGAATGTACAAAATGAAAATACCAGTCATAATTAACAATAGAGATTTGCTCACATGGACCAAAGACATGGTTGAAAAGATTAAAACATATAATAATGTTGGTGAAATTATTATTTGTGACAACGCATCCACATATCAACCTCTTTTAGATTGGTATTCAACAAACCCATGTAGAATACATTACGTTGAAAACCTAGGACATACAGCTCCATGGGTTTCTGGTTTAGTGCAAAGTTTAAATTCAGAATACTACGTTGTAACGGACCCTGATTTAGGTATTAACGATACTCCGTCCGACACATTAGACTATTTACTTGAGAATTTGGAAAAATTTGCTCTACCGAAGATAGGTTTAGGTCTTGAATGGCAACTAACGCCAATAGATTCACCATATTACGAGCATATTTTTAATTACGAAAGAAAGAGGTTTAAAGACTCAAGAATAGTTGACCATATACATTTAGATGTCGCAGTAGATACTGTTTTCGCATTATATAAACATCAACATTATTTCATTGGTGGGGCTTCAACTGAAGGTCAATATAGAGCCAAACATTTTCCATGGTATATGACCGTTGAAGAAAGAGAATCAAATGAGGAATTTATGTATTATTTAAAACACGCATCAAACTCATCATCATTTAAAACATTTTTAAAATTATGAAAATAAGTAAAAAACAATCTGAAAACTTACAAAGTTATTGTACCGATAAATTTCATGGGTTACCATCTGTTGTATGCCACAACTACGGTGAATTTTACGATAAATTATTTGATGGGTTAGAAAATAAATCCATGTCTATTTTAGAGATTGGAATATATAATGGTGGGTCAGTTAGGCTTTTCCATGATTATTTAACAAAAGCCAAAATAGTAGGTGTTGATATTTCTAATTATTGGAATTACGGTAAGATTGAAGACTATAATAGGTTATCAATTTATTATTTTAATGCTTATAATCTTGAAAATCTATCTTTATTACCAGAGCAGAAATATGATGTTATAATTGATGATGGTCCCCACACTGCAAGTAGCCAAATAATATTTTTATCTAACTTCAGTAAATTTTTGAACCCAGGTGGTAAATTAATACTTGAGGATGTTCAAAATTTTAATTTGAATGAAATACTTGATAAAATAACATGCGATAAATCAAAAATCAAAGTTCACAGGTGGGATAAAATGACAAATGTATCTGATGATATTATCATCGAATATGAAAATTAATAATTTTAAAATAAAACTAAATAAATCGAAGATAAAATAAAAAGTATCTTCGATTTTTTTTTGTAAGTGTTTATTAATTAAAAAAAAATTTTATAATATATTTATATTAAACAATATTAATTAAACATGGCAAATAACAGAAAATATCTTGGTCTTAGATTTCCATTTACAGCCAAAGACAGTGAAGCATTCTTTATTGATGCTGATTACAACCCATATGCTGAAATAAAAAGTGATTTAATTCATTTATTATTCACACCCAAAGGACAAAGATTGAGAAACCCATCTTTTGGAACCAGATTGCTTGAATATATTTTCGAACCAAACGATTCAAAGACATACACTGATATAAAATTAGAAATGCAAGAAGTAGTTAAGAGATATTTTCCTGGGCTAACAATATTAGATTTAATAGTCCTTAAAAACACGAATGAAGTTTATGGTGCAAACGTAGAATTAAAATACGAAATAGATGAAGGTTCATTCAAAACTTTCGATTCAATAAATATAAATTTATAAAAGAAACAAAATGGCAAAAAGTATACCTTATAACGCAAGAACATTTGATGATTATAAAGATGAATTAAAATTATTCACACAAAATTATTACCCAACTATAGTAAATGACTTTAATGATGCATCAGTTGGTCAATGGTTCATTGACTTAAATGCAGCTGTTGCTGATGACCTTGGGTTTTATATGGATAGAATGTTCCAGGAAACTCAATTAGACCAAGCACAAGAGCTAAAATCACTATTAAATATAGCTAGAACAAATGGTTTTAGAGTTGGAGGTAAAAAACCATCCGTTGTTGAAGCCAAATGGTCTTGTTTCGTCCCAATAAATCAAACGCAGGGAACAAATGACCCAGACTATAGTTACGCCCCAATATTACATAAAGGAACGCAAGGTTCAGGCGGTGGTCAAAAATTCGAATTAACAGAAGACGTTGATTTCTCGCAACAATTTAATAGAAGTGGTGTGTCTGACAGAACATTCGTACCACTAAGAAATTCAAATGGGACAATCGAAGGGTATAATTTAACTAAAACAAGTGTAATGACTAGTGGACAGAGTAAAATATACAAACAAGCTATAAGCTCTACTGATTTAGCTCCATTTATTGAAATAATATTACCAGAATCAAATGTAATATCAGTTGATTCAATAATAATAAAAACTGGATTTAACAAACCAACACCAACATCCCTTGAGTTCTCTTCTGACTCAGATGAAAGATGGTATGAAGTTTCAAATTTCACCGAAGATAAATTATTCAATAAAGACTTTGCTTTAAGCCAAGATTTTTCAGCTAAATTAATAAATGGAATCTCAACGGGAGCAACAATAACTAGCGTATATAACTACGGAAACACATACGTGGCATCATCAAATGATAATAGCAAAGTATATGGATTTATTCCTAGTGTAGGGACATGGAAAAACGTAAATCGTAAGTTTATAACAGAATACACTGATAAAGGGTATTGTAAAATAATATTCGGTGGTGGAACATCTCCAGATATCACAAGTTCAATTTACAGTGCAAGTGATTTTGCTAAATATCAGATAAGCAGA